GGAACGCTACCCGCTGCTGGCCTTTCATTTCTCCAGCAAGAGCCTGAAGGACCTGGACCTGTGCGGCGACGTGGCGGTGGAGCTGAAGAAGCAGTACATGGAAGAAGCCGCCTCCCGTGGAAAATCTGAATAGAGGTGAAGCATGATTAGAGATTTCTGGATAAGCAACGGCGTGGCCTACCTGGACGGCCAGCACTCCCAGACGGTGAACGGCGCGAAGCTCAAGCTGTCCTACGGGGAGGAATGTGTATTGACTTTGCATTTTGACGAGGGCGTGATAGCCGCTGGCGACACGGTCATGGTGGCCTACGACGCGGACATGCTTTTCGGCGAGAGCGGGACCAGCCCCATGGGCAAGGCGCAGGCACTGGTGACCAATGCCGATGCGACGGCGCAGTCCATCACGCTGTCCATGCCCACCAACACCAGGCGGTTTATGGACATAGTGAACGGCTCACGGGTGGCGGTGACAGCATGGCTGGGGATATACCAATTCAAGCCTGGCGAGGAAGAAGGCTACCCGCAGATGCCCATGGCACTGTGCGCCATAAACGCGATGCCAGTGGTTGCATTGTTGTCCGACACGGTGGTGCCGATAGAGCCTAGGGACCTGTACTACACCAAGCAGGAGGTGGACGCCAACTTCATAGCCAATGCCCAGAAGGGCGCGGCCAACGGGGTTGCGGGGCTGGACGCGCAGGGCAAAATCCCAGCGGGTGAACTCCCAGCCATGGACTACATCCCCACCAGCGAGAAGGGAGCCGCAGACGGCGTGGCAACACTCGACAGCACAGGCAAGGTGCCCACAGGCGAACTGCCAGCACTGCCCTACCTGCCAACCAGCGGCGGCACCGTGACTGGGGCGGTACTGTCCACGGCTGGGGGATATTCGCAGACGATTCACACGATACCCGCCGCAAGCACCACATATACGTTGGTGGTGGGCAAGGTGTACGAACATTCCCCAGCGGCGGCACCGATATACACCCTGCCGGCAGTAAGCGACATCTATGCGACTGCGGACATCGCCGTCATCGTGGTATTCAGCGCGTCAGCATTGTCGGTGGCATTCGAGGATGCAGGTGGCAACATCATAATTCCACTCTCGACACCCCAGATATTGGACGGGACTGTGGTGCTGTACACGGCTGAATACAATGCGCTGTCTGGATGGTACATCATGCCGATAGTGGTCAAGGAGGGTCAATATGAACCATAAGGAGATATGGTGGGGCAGATATGGGAGATTGCCCATATCAGCTGTGGACCTGGTGGAATACGACAGCATGGCTGACAAGACCAAAGTGGATTTCCGCCAGGGCGTAATCCTGCCGATGGCTAACGTAAATGACATTGGCTGGCGTACAGGCACCTACCCATACATAAAGAACAGCGTACTTGAGGGAGTAGGATGCAGCCTGTTGTCAACTACCGCGCCCACCTCCGAGTTCTACAACGTAACTGTGCACTTTGCGCTGGCGTCACCGACGGCGGCTCCGTTTGACGGGCATTCCATATATGCAATGATTCGCTTCACGGATTCCCTTCCAAGCTCATCACGGACCACAACGTTCACATCAGTTGCCTGGAATACATCACAGGGTCATAGAGTCAATGCACAGATAACCTGTGGGCAAAAGCGTTTCTTGATATATGACTATACCACAAGCTCTGGTGCATGGTACGTAAACTTCACGAAGACATGGAACCTCTATAAATGGCACTCACTAGCCATGGTGCTGAATATAACGGACAAGTCAATCAAATACTATATCGACGGAGTTCCGATGTACACAAAGACCACCGACATGGTGGAAATACCCTCGGATGGCAGGACGACATTCCCGTATAATCCTGTCCGCGGCATTGCCATGGCCAATATGGCCGTATATCGCAGGCCATTAAGCGACACCGAGATACAGCAGCTGGACAGCATTCTGCGCCCACAATAACACGGAGGCATTATTATGATACAATACGCAAGATTCATTGATGAACACACGGTGCAGCCACCAGACCCAAAGGAGTTCAAGGGCGTGCCCAACTGGCGGCAGCATGACGCGCTTCTGCGACAGCATGGCTACCTGCCTCTAGTTGGCGAGCATAAGCCAAGACTGGGAGTTACAGCAACGCCAGCGGAATATGCCCCAGAGGAAGACTGCATCAGGATAACAGCGTGGACATACACTCCCATCGAGCCGCCAGAACCACCGCCATTGCCTAGGCAATTCACCAAGGGGGCTTTGCTGGAGGCATTGATGGCCACTGGGCTTTACGCGCAGGCCAAGGCGATATACGCCAGTGATATGGACCTTCAGATTGCATGGGCTGGCTTCGCTGACATCGACATCACATACCCAGCCTGCCAGCGGATTATGCAGCAGTACCCAGAGCTATTCACCGAGGCCAATGTGCTGTTGCTGCGGGAATGGATAAGGGACAACCAGTAAGGAGGGCATGATGGACAAGTTGGAAAAGTACGGATTCCACATCGTCATGGCGGTGCTGCTGTCGCTCATCGCCTACATCTGGCAGGGCAACCAGGTGAAGCTTGTAGAACTTGACAAGACCATGAATCAAGTCAGGATGGAGCTTGTAAGCCTGCGTTCCTCAATGCTCACAGAGGCCAGGGTGCAGGAACTCATAGAGCTGGAGCTGGCCAAGAGGGGGCTGCATTGACGCCCGCGCATTTATGGGAGGCGGGGAAAACCATAACAACAAGGAACATCATCAACATGAACGAAGCAAAGAAAATCTACTGGGGATTCGGCGCACTGTGGGCAGTCATGCTGCTTATGTGGGTATTCATGGCGGCAAGCCTGACGGACATGAGCAGGGAGCTTGCAGTCATGAAGGCCATTGTGGACATCCAGCAGGAAGCCATCCAGACACAGCGTAAATGACAGCAGGCGGCATAAACATCATCATCTACGACACCCCAGAGGCAGGCAGGACATTCGAGCTGCTGGAACCGCTGGAGTTTACCATCAACGGCAGACAATGCACTGTCCCAGCAGGCTGGGTAAGTAATGGATTCTCATGTCCCCGCTGGGCATGGCCCCTGATTTCTCCAGCCATAGACCCATCCACGCTGCATAGCGCGATAGTGCACGACTACCTCTATGCCACGCATCCATGCTCACGCAAGGTGGCGGACCTGTGGTTTAGGGATGACCTGATAGACAGGGGATTCCCAGCATGGAAGGCCTACGCGGGATATTATGCTTTAAGGGTATTCGGGGCCTCGCACTGGCGCAACGAAACGACTATATAGACCAGAGGCCATCCACCCATCCAACACCAGGGAACACCACCCTGGTGTTATTTTTTGCCCAGAAAACAGCAAAAATCATGCAATTTTTATAAAAAATGCACTAAACCGACTTGCGTTTTTCTTTATGCTTGTTATAATATGAGTGTTTTTAAATACAGCGTATTAGTTGATATAATCACGATTTGTTCAACTAACACACTGCGGTATAGTATAGGCGGGGCCAAAACCCAAGACAACCACAACAACAAAACCAAGAGGAACAAGAACATGGAAAAGTACGAAGTTACAACCAACATCGACGGCTACACCGAAGAGCGTGATTTTGACACACTTGAATCGGCGCTGGCCTACCTGGTGGACGTGGAAGACAGCTTCATCCACGGCGACACCACAGAGCGGATGCGCGTCACCGTGATAGGCGGGGCGCAAGACCAGATGTCGTCAGCCCGTATTGCAAAGGGTGACGAAGCCTGGGATGTCACCTGCGACGACTTCGGCCTGTTCAATGGAGGGCTGCTGGGCTGATAATTTAAACCGACAATCCCGCCTTGCAAGAGGCGGGGCTAACAACAACAACAACACATAAGGAGCCATCAAAATGAAAACAGCTATCATCTATGCAAGGCAGTCATTCGGGCAGGAGGAGAACAGCGTCAGCATCAGCAACCAGGTGGCGGACTGCGAGGCCTGGGCAGGCAGGAACGGCATCAAGGTAATCGGACGCTACAGTGACAGCAACTGCTCCAGCGAACTCTACCCAGGCAACGAGGAAGGACGCAGGGCCGCAGACGCCGACAGGGGCTACAAGATGTGGAAGAAGGAGCAGCGCACCGCTGGCAGGAAGGAATGGAAGGAGGGCCTGGGCAGGGCGTTGGACCACATAGCGCAGGCGCATCCAGACTACCTGCTGGTTTACACCCAGAACCGACTGGGGCGCACCGCCTACAACTCCAACCTGAACAACTATCTCACGTCCTATCTCATGGCCAATGGGTGCAGCCTGGTGGACGTGGCCAACAACTCCATCATGGACTTCAGCGACCGCATCATGAACGCCTTTCACGCCATGAAGGACGCGCTGGACTACAACAGCGTGGCCGAGAAGCGCAGGCAGTCAATGGAGGCCATAGCCAGGCGCAGGGACGAATACAGGGCATGGTCCAACGCATTCGGCGTGGTTTGCAAAGACAACACTGTCAGCTTCGACCCAGCAAAGGCGGAAGTGGTCCGCTTCATCTTTGACAAGTGGCTGGAGGGCTGGAGCATGTACGCCATCATGAAGGAGCTTAACGGCAACCCAGCCACGCGGGAGCTGGTGCAGGAGGGCAGGCGGAAGGGCAGGCAATACTACACCACCAACATCGTGCATGTGCTGGCCAATCCGCTGTACGCTGGCTACTGTCGCGACAGCCAGGGCCGTCTGGGCAGGGCCGTGAACTGCGCGGAGCCCATCATCGACTTCGCCACATGGAAGGCCGCGCAGGAACGCGAGAGGCCGCGCAGGGCTGGACAGTACCCAGGCAGGGGCCACGGGCACAGGCACTTCCTGCCCTTCAGCGGCAAGATATACTGCCCATGCGGACGGCGCATGGTTTACATCATAGACAAGAAGAAGGATGTCTATATTTGCCGCAACGGAGGCGACCACAAGATGCAGCGCATAGTCATAGACGACAGATTCCGTAAATGCATGGAGGCCTTCATGCACTACAGGGCAGGCGCGATGGTGGCGGAAGCCCTGGCGAAGAAGGGCGGCAACGGAGAGGCTGCGGACCTTGAATGCAGGATAGAGAACCTGAAGCAGGAACGGCTGGCCAAGATGCGGCTGGTGAAGACCGATGCCGACGTCTCATTCTACGGCCCAGTCATGGAGGACCTGAAGGCCCAGGAGAACGCGCTACATGAACGCCTGCTCAAGGTGAAGGCCGAGGCCATGACCAACTGGGGCGATGTGGAGAGCAGGACGCTGATGCTCATCCACCAGCTCAAATGCGGGACGCTCCCAGACCTTGAATACAGGAAGCTGGTGGCCATGACCATCGACCGCATAACGGTCCATGAGGACCATGTGGAGGTGAAGCTGTGGAACGGCAGGACGGTGGAACTGCCCAGGACGGTGCAGGATAAACGCGGCCAGCGGATGCTCCCAGTGGCCGAGGTGCTGGAGGGCGTGGAATACGGCTCATGGTCCAAGGGCATACTGGTGGCCAGATTCCACGACCCCAAGGCCAAAGGCGCGGCTGTAACGCTGTATTCAGGGAGATAATTTTTCAGACCCCCCTATTTTTTTGACGCTTTTTCATTAGTAGATATAGACATGTTATAGTAATCATAAGGGAGGCTGCGAAGCCTCCCATAAGACAACGAAAGCAACAACAAGAGGTAACACATGAGCGACATTCTAGACGACATCAAGGACTGTGCGGAAACCATCGTAACGGCCAACAACGGGCTATTGACATCAAAGGAAGTGTGCAAGCTGCTGGGCATCCACAGGATGACCCTGGCGGCATGGAACAAGAGGGGCAAGCTGATGCCGCTGCGCTTCACAGAGAGGTGCCTGCGGTGGAGGAAGGCCGACATATTCAAGGCGATGCAGGAAGGGCTGGAGGCATGAAGCCAGGCCGAACACAAAAACCATAACAAAGAGGTGACACATGAAAGAAACTATTGAGAAAAACGCAGTGAACGAGAACAAGGCAGACAACATGAACAACAACAACGGTATCAAGACTATGGAAGACAGCATCAAGACTATAGACAGCAGGGCCATCAAGACCAACATGAAGCGCAACAAGGCCAACAGCGGCTACCTTGCCAAATTCGACATGATATACGACGGCAGGCAGCGCACAGTGGCCACTGGGCAGTATATATCGGAAATGGCACACATGTCGCCCATGGACTTTATGAAGTGGAGGGTGAAGGAGAATCTGGAGCCGCTGGCGAAGCTGGGGCCAGACTGCTACCTCTACGACTACAGCGATGTCCTGGACATGCTGATGCTGAGCGGCAGGATGTAAGGGCGTAAAAAGAGGGCCTGGGGGAAAACAACAAGAAAAAACCCCAGGTCCTCGCGGATAGGATGGACGGGAAAACCACAAGAAAAAGCGTCCATCGGAGGCGGCACGGTGCAATAGCATCCATGATGCCGTCCTCTATAATATAATGGAGCGTAAAACAGCGGACGCTCCACCACTATAGTAAAGGATGAATACAGATATGAACACAGACAGCAGACCAAGCGAAAAACTGATGACATGGGACGAGGCATGTAGGGAACTGGGAGGCGTCAGCAAGATGACGCTGCGGCGGTGGGTGAAGGCTGGCCGCATTCCCTGGGTCCGATTCAGCGAGCGCATAGTGCGCTTCAGGGAGAGGGATGTGCTGGACTTCAGGGCCAAGTCCCTGGGCCGATAAAGAACGAGGCCAGGACCCCAAGCCAAAGTCCTGACCTCACGGAGAGCAAAAGCCACTTAACTATCAGGGTGGACGCTCCATACTTTTGCCTTCCTCTATAATATAATGGAGCGTCCACTAAAAGCAAGCAATATGAATGATAACCACAAGGCAGACACAAAGACCTACAACGGACGCGATGAAGTGGAGGAAGCCCGTCAGGCCGTAATTGACAGTGAGCAGGGTCAGCGGCAGGCGGTGCTGTGGTGGTACGCCAACGCCTGTGCGAGGGCTGGCATCGCCAGCGAGGATGTCATAGCCGACAAGCTGGAGGAAGCCTACCAGGACGCGCTGGACAGGCACGAGGGAGGGGAACTGGACGAGGCCAGGCGCAGGGAATGCCAGCGCAAGGCGCAGGACGCATTGAGGCAGGACAACACCCGCACTGGGACCCCGCGCCAGACAAGGAACATGAAGGCCCTGCGCTCACTGCAAAACAAGCACCTTCCAGCATGGCGCAACTACATGAAGAAGCTGCTGGACGGGGATGTGGACATGTCCATGCTGATGGAGTGCGGCAGCCAGTCCGATGAGGGGACCTGGCAGGAACTCCAGCGCAGGGTGTTGTCGCTGGTGTGGTGCAACAAGACAGGATGGTATTTTGCGGGGCGCAGGCAGGACAGCAAGTGCGGTGAGTGCTGGTACCAGGCCAAGGGCGGCAGCGTCCCTGTCCTGGATGATGGCGAGGACGTGGGGCATGAGGCCCCGCTGTTTACGCCTAATCCATTCTACCATGCTGGCGACAGGTCCAAGGCGAATGTCCAGCATGTGAACTGGGTGATATTGGAAATGGACGAGCCATTGGACCCCGACAGGCTCACGGCTCCAGAGGGGACGCCAGAATGGCAGGAGCAAGTCCTCAACCAGCAAGCAGTGTTCTGGGCGCACGTTATAGGGACTGGACTGCTCCCGATAGGCGCGTTAATCTACAGCGGCGGCAAGTCCATACACGCGCTGGTAAGGGTGAACGCCAGCCCAGCGGAACTGTCCAGCGATGCCGATGAAAACGACGACATAGACACCTGCAACAGGCTGAAGGAGCTGTGCATGGAGCTGCATCTGGACGAGGCAGACATCGGAGCGGAGCGCATGACCAGGACGCCCTGCGCCTTGCGGTGGTATGCCGAGGAAGACGGGAGGCGCGTGGACTATGGGGAATGGCGCAAGGCCAACAAGGCGGCCCGTCCCCAGGGGCTTGTATCCGAACTCCAGACAGTCCTTTACATCAATGATAAAGTCAGGCCCGTGAGCCTCACGGAGCTGGTGGAAGGCATGGGCAAGCTGGTGGAGGCATTTGCGCCGAAGTACGCCAACCCATGGCAGGACGCAGTGGAGAACGGCAAGGGGCTGACATTCACCAGCGCACACTGCGAGGCGTTCCTGGACCACATCGGCGCCAGTGTGCAGGAGGATGTCATCATGAGGTCCCTGCGCTGTCAGGGCTTCAGGCGCGACGACGACGACATGGAGGGGGCTGTGCGCCATGTCACCGATGCCTGGCTGGACGGGCTGGGGCAGAAGTTGCAGGCAACGGAGGTCAGGGCGGTACTCGCGGATGTCGCAAAGGCCAGGCGCATAAACCCAGTCACCGACTGGCTGGAGGGGCTGGACTACGGGCCAGATGAAGACGGCACATACCATGACTACATAGGCGACGTATGCGAGATACTGGGCATTGACGCAGGCGACACGCTCCACAGGACGCTGGTCCGCAAATGGCTATACCAATGCGTCGCCCTGGCATACAACCCAGAGATAGGCCACGGCATCCAGTATGGCGCGGACGGCGTTCTCACATTGACAGGCCCCCAGGGCGTGGGCAAGACCTCGTTTTTCCGTACGCTATGCCCCAGGCAAGAGTGGTTTCAGGAAGGCAAGGGGCTGGACGTGGAGAACAAGGACAGCATGATACAGCTGCTCAAGGGGTGGATAATGGAGCTGGGCGAACTGGATGACACCCAGCGCAGGGAGCAGGGGAGGCTGAAGGCCATCATCACCGCCAGCGAGGACGAGATAAGAAGGCAATACAGGCCCGACGCCGTCAGGACCGCCAGGCATATATCGCTGTGCGCCACTGTGAACGGGGACGAGTTTCTGCGCGACCTCACGGGAAATAGACGCTGGTGGACGGTCCCAGTCACCCGCATAGACCTCCAGCGGCTCACGGAGCTGGGCGAACACATAGACCAGCTGTGGGCGCAGGTGGCCAGCGAGATAAGGGCCTTGCAGCTCATGGCCCCAGAGGCCGAGCGTGACAAGGTCATGGCGGCTTGCTTCAGGCTGACCGCCGATGAACGCGCCGAACTGGAGAGAAGCAACAGCGGATTCCGTCGCAGTCTGGACTGGGAGGCCGAGATACGCGCCACATTCGACTTCACAGCCCCAGAGGAGCGCTGGGACTGGGCGCGGCTGGAGCTTGTAGTCAAGGCAGTTTACGAGAAATGCAGCTACGGCAGGGACCAATACGACCACGCCACGGCAACCCGCATAGGCAGTACGCTCACAGGGATGGGCATAAAGAGGAAGCACACCAAGCATGGCAGGGCATATCTCATGCCGCCCAGCTGGGACATTGACCCACGGCGCGAACCTCAAGGCTGCGACCCGATGCTGGCAAGAGAAGAATATGCCGATGACAGCCACGACAGCGACAGCACCGCCGACACGGTCCCGACTGACACCTGTGAAGCTACCCAAGCCCAGGAAGAAAATCCAGCGGCCCAGACAAGGCAGCCCACGGAGGCCGAGCTGGTGAGCGGTCCCATCGGACGCATCATCAGGCTTAACGCCGAAGGCATAATCGACAACCATGCCATGACGGAACTGCTGCGCAAGCGCGAGGCCAGCGAAGGCGACGGCGATGTATGGAAGCGGCAGCGTAGCGAGATGTGGATGCTGCGGAAGACAGGCAAGACATCTGACCAATTCACGCCAGACGAGCTGTGCAGGACCTTCGCGGGGCTGGTGGAGGATGAACTGGCCACGCTGAATAAGGACGACAGCAGCGGACGCATCCATGTCCAGCAGAACTACTCATATAGGCTGCGGGAGATATGCACGGACAGGGGCTGGAGCGACCTAAACGCCAGCAACAGCTATGCCCAGTACAGGAAGGAATATACGGCGGTGAAGGAGGCCGACGCCGCCGAGGGCAGGCCCGACACATTCATCTAGGCGGGGCTGATTAAGCCACAGCCCATCAGGCACATGACCTGGTGGGCTTTTTTGTTGCCTGTGAAGGCCGTAGGGCAACAATACCATGCGGGTAGTCTATGAGGGACGTATTATACAAGGTAAAGCAACAATCAAAACTGGGCTGGTTGAATTTTGTACCACTGGTACAAAATCTCAAATTCCGTCCGGATGTCATGTAAAGCCTGTGCCAAGCCAGTGACAGGACGCCTGGAAGGCTGTCACCAGCCCCACGCCCGTCAGGGTGCCAGCCCAGACCGCTGTTCCTGCAACCGCTGTAATGGCGATAGCCAATATGGCTGAATCAACCTCTACCACACTGCCAAAACAGGCCTGGCGAAGGCCCGAAAGGGTGAAGGGTGAAGCCTGGTGAAGCCTCTTTTTAAGTGGCTTCACCCCAACAGTTTATGCAAGTTTTCATAAAAATCAAGGTCAAAACAGCTGTAATTTCTATTGCAGTTAATGCAAAGGGTGAAGGGTGAAGCCTAATTCCGCAAAACTTTAATGAAAATATTTCACAACATCGATTTTGGTGTTTTACAACTTCCTGTAAATCTCTCAAAGTAGGCTTCACCCCCTTCACCCTTCACCCTGTCACCACTTCCAGCCCGTTTTCATCACCAGGGGCGAAGCCCCAGTCCCCGCCGAGTGCGGCGCCCGTCCCGTCTATTGTATTCCTGGAGGCCTGTTTGACGCTCCCGCACTAGTGGAGAGCCAAAACAACGATGACACCAGAAAACACAGCTCCGTTTACCCCAGAGCAATACACCTACATCAAGACCCACATCGCGCACCTTGTATGGCGGAAGACGCAGGGGCTTTACCTGTCATGGGAGGATGTCAAGGACCTTAACGCCATGGCCATGGCCGACATGGTCCGAAGATGGCAGACCTACGACCCAGCGAAAGGGGCATGGAAGACCTACGTCGGAGCCACTGCGTCGTGGGCGGTGGCCAATGCGTTCCGCTCCAGGGGCGTGAACAGGTGGAGGCTGGAGGAATACCCCATCGACACCGCCGCAGAGGACTACCCAGAGCAGCAGTCGCAGGACCTCTACGAAGTCATCGACGAGATAATCCCCGACGAGGCTGGACGCGAGGTATGCAGGCGCAGGCTGGCTGGTGACAGCCTGTGGAAGATAGTGCGCGAAACGGGCATAGGCAGGGCCACGGTCAAGGACGCGCTGGCAAGGCTGCATGAAGGGCTGCATGGGCGGCTGGCCTGCCGCGACATATATAATAATGATAAGGAATAGGAAGATGGAAGACAACAACAGTGGATTTGAAGCTATGGTCCTTGACAGGGACATCGTGGCATTGGACTGGATATGCGACACGCTGGAGCTGATGAGGAACTCCGCCGCGCATACGAACAGGATGCTGTGGGCGGAAACATGCAACGAGCTGGCGGTGGAGGCGTCTATGCTGCGCTCACGGCTGAACCAGCAGGACAGGCGCACATTGAACCGCCAGCCAGCGTCAGGCACGGGACCCTTGAATGACTAGGGGGTTATATGGGCCACAGGAAACAACAAGATGCACAGCAGGACCCGTCATGCAACGGCAACGATGCCGCCAGCATGAAGGAGGACTACAAGCGGGACTGCCTGGGCGCGATTGAAGAAAGGATTTACGAGGCGCAGGACCAGCTGAAGGCCTGCATCGGACGCATAAGGAACGAAGCAGCCGACAGCGAGGGCTGCATATTTGATAGCACCGACGATGTCATGCGGAAGTGCGTCAGCGACATCAGCATGGACGCGACATCTGCGGCACGTTGGTTGGGCGTGGTGCAGGGGCTGAAAATGGCCTGGCGCACCATACAGACAGTGGAACTGGACAAGGAAAAGGCACAGTTGCTGGATGAGGTGAAGGCGATACAGGCGGAGGTGTGGGGACCAGTCAGCACCCGCGCCAGCCAGCATGACGCCGAGGCCTTGCATCAAAGACTAGACGCGATAGACAAGCGGCTGGGCCAGATAGAAATGCAGCTGGCGCGAATCAGGCTCAAAGGCTAGGAGGCACTAATGAGATATGGACTGCCCTACAAGGGGAGCAAGAACAAGATAGCCAGGTGGATAATCGACCAGTTGCCCAGGGGCAGAAGGCTGGTGGACCTGTTTGCTGGAGGCTGTGCCATAACGCACTGCGCCATGCTAGCAGGCAAGTGGGACAGCTACCTGATGGTGGACACGATGGACACGCCCCAGCTGTTCCTGGACGCAATGGACGGCAGGTACCGCGATGAGAAGCGATGGATAAGCCGCGACGACTTCCACAGGCTCAAGGACACCGACGCATTTGTCAGGACATGCTGGAGCTTTGGGAATTGCTGTAGAACCTACCTTTATTCAGATGCCGTGGCACCCATGAAGAAGGCAATGCACATGGCAATATTGTGCAATGACTGGCGGGAATTTGAACGGCTATATCCTGAATATATTGACGAAGCGGACGCGGCACTGGAAGGCATCGAGGATTACAAGGCAAGACGGCTGGCGTTATGCAAGGTCCTGAATCGGCACAATCCAGACCAGCACATCAAGGCACAGCACATTGAAGCAACAGAACGTGTGCAGTCACTGGAAGGACTTGCCAGCCCAGGGCGAATATACACACCGATTTTCCAGCAGTCATCATATACACAGTACATGCACCAAGACGGGGATGTTGTATATGCGGACCCACCATACATAACAAAATGGAAGGAACACAATCCTAGATATGAAGGCAGTTACGACAAGGGCGCGTTCTGCGACTGGGTGAAGGAACAGCCATACCCAATATACATAAGCGAGTACACCATGCCCGATGATTTCAAGTGCATAGGGGAGAGGCCTGCAACCCAGAAGTTTAAGGCGAGTACATCACACAGGGCGGAAAAACTATGGCTTCATGAGAAATGGTCCGACAGCTGGGAGCAGCTGGAACTGCCGTTCATCAGCGACAACACAGCCCCATGACAGTCATTAAATCACTACCAATTCAGTAATGATTACCAAAACAAGCGAACTACAGGCACCCTCCCCACCCAGGGGAGGGGGACACCCCGCAGGTACTTCCTAGGGGGGAGGGGGTCATTTTTTGGGTTAGCCGCCCGCGAAATCAATTTTTATAAAAACACTACAAATATAGTAGAAAATGCCATCAAAGACAACCAAGACCACAGCCAAGACAGCGACCAAGACCGCATCAAAGACCAAGCCCACGACAGCGACCGAGCTGCGTAAGGTCCTAGTGAGCCGCGACACCATGGCCTACTGCCTGGGCGTTATGAGCACGACAGTCACCCAGCTGGCGCAACAGGGCATCCTGCGCCCAGACACCGACACTGGCTATTATCCCGCGATGGAGGGCGTGGCGTCCTACATCAGCAAGCTGCGCCAGGAGCTGAAGGAGGCGAAGAAGGCCAAGCACTCCCAGGATGACGAACTTACGTTCTGGAAGACCGAAAAGACCAAGCAGCAGGTTAAGTCATGGCGGCAGTCACGCGACAGGGAGATAGCCTTGCAGGTCCTGGCCGCCATCCGCAACGCCATCAACGCATTGAAGGACAGCTGTCGCCAGCATCCAGACCTGCTCCCAGCCATAGAGGACGCCATCAAGGCCATCGACACCGTGGACCTGGACCGCGTCAGCGACATCGTGGAGGGCGACACGGACACGGAGGATGACGACTGATGAGAGTGAACGAAGCCATATTCGCGCAGGCCGCGTCCCAGTTTGCAGTCATCCAGCTGCTGAAGGCACTGCGGCCCATGGTGAAGGAGCCAATATGCGACTGGTGTGAAGCCAACATAGATTTGTCATTCGACCACACCAGCAGCGCATCTGGGCTGGTGAAGCTGTACCCGTATCAGCGCGAGCCATTGGAGGCCTGCGACAATCCGTCAGTCCAGGAAGTCACGATACAGGCGGGGCAGCGGCTGGGCAAGTCCCAGATATGGAAATTCGCCATGCTGAAAAAGGTCCATGACGGCGGACTGTCTGGGCTTATATGCTACCCCAGCCTGGACCTGGCGGAGCGCACCAACCGCGACACGGTGGTCCCTTTGCTCCAGGAACTCCCAGACGCCGCAAAGGACCTGGCATCAAGGGGCAACAAGATGAAGAACTCCTACCACATCCCCAGCCAGTCGTCCATAATTTACTTCCTGGGGGGCGGAGCGCAGGTAATCTCATCCACCGCCAACTGGGTGGTCATGGATGAGAGCGACTACATAGAGCTGGCGTCCAGCGACGACGACGCCAGGAACATGAGCCAGATAAAGGCACTGCGCCTGCGTATGCAGTCCTTCAAGCAGCGCATGATGATAGTGTGCTCCAGCCCCAGCCAGTACACGGGCGTGGTACACGCCAACTGGAACCGAGGCTCAAGGGGCGAGTGGCACATGCGCTGCATCCACTGCGGGGAGCCAAGCCCAGTGAACAAGCTGGCGTTCTTCCTGGACAGCGACAAGTGGGCTGGGCTTCAATGGGCCAAGAACGAGCACGGCGAGGTGATAGCCGACAGCATCCGCTGGATATGCCCCCATTGCGGCCACGAACATACCTATGAGGACGCCTGGAGGATGAACGCCGACGGGCTTTACATCCATCAGCGGCCATCCAACACGCTGCACAGGTCCTTCCAGGTGGGCGCACTGGCCAACCCAGATTTGTGGACATGGCGCGAGATAGCCCAGGCCCAGGAGGATGCAGTGGACGGGGACGGCAAGAAGTACCTGTGCAACACCATACTGGGGATGCCCTACAAGCACCATGCCGACGGCGATGCCGCCACGTCCATAGAGGACGCCAACAGGCGCAGGCAGATAGAATACCCAGCGGACCTGCCCAAACGCCTTGCACTGGTGGTAATGGCCGTGGACCAGCAGAAATCCGAGCTGGGAGGCGCGAAATACTATGTCAGCGTGGTCAGGGGCTGGGACGAGGACGGCAACAGCTACCTGCTGTCGGCTGGCACCGACAACACCCTGCGGGATGTGGAGGCCAGGATGGACGCCGACTACATGGGGCAGAAGGTGGCATTGTGCCTGATTGACAACGGCGGCTTCGACAACACCGACGACCTGGACCCCTTCATCAGGTCCCACCCACGGGCATACTACTACAAGGGCCAGTCGGCCAAGCACCTCAACAACATGAAGCTGCGGCCCAGCGAGAACATGAAGAAGCTGGTGCTGTTCGACGCACTCAAATACCAGGTGAAGCTGCTGGACCTGCTCTACAGCCCCAAGCGGCCGAAGGGCTATGGCTGGTATTTGCCGTTGTCGGTGGACGACACCTATTTCCAGCAGCTGTGCGCCGTGAAGCCGAACCCCAGGATGACCAAGGACATGAACGGAGACGCCTATGTGAACTGGGCGGCATATGGGCGGCGTGACTACTTTGATTCAGAGAAGATGTGCCTGTGCGCCGTGGACCTGGCGGCTGAATACCTGCCGCCAAGGCAGTTTGTCCATGGACGCCTTCCCACCTTCCTGGTAAGGGAAAAGGTGCTGGAGGCGGTCAGACGGGCCAAGCGCGGGTAGTAAAAAAAAAAAGCCTGGCAGGAACAGCCAGGCCGAACACAAAAGAGCCATCGTAAGATGACCATGCCGAATAATATACACCATATATAGAGGATGACAAGAAAAAGGCCACCGATGGATTACAGCAAGGCCAAAAGACGTTAGCAGCCCTGGCCTGGGGACACACCCACTAGCGTGGGTAAGACCATCGGTGGCCTGTCGATTATATCGACGCTTCAACTCACACCAGGGCGGAACCCTGGCGACAGCGCATAATATATCATCGCCATACAGCCTGTCAAATTCACCATCGGCCATCCCTTCAAATTTGTACCAATTCCCGTTTTCTGGTACAACCTTCATATGATATTGCCTAAAGATAGCACGATATTGCTGATTACATATACATCCAACTGGAACCGTCCCCAGACATTTTCCTCCACTGGCGGAAAATCTACAATCCCCAGGCACCCTGTCCCGTCTTCCATTTAGCCTGCCCGTGTGGAAAATTAGTTTAGACACTAAACTATTTTTGACCAAGGGAACATGACAAGCACAGACCCAACCATCAACGGCATGAGGAAACGGGCCATATCCCGCCTGCTGGAGAGGCGCAAGGCCCTGCAACGGACTGCGGAAGAACTTGCCAGCACTCCCGCATCCTACGGCATCACTGGCAGCGTCAATGTCACCAACCGCGACCCCGACCAGATACGGGCCGAGATAGCCGAGATTGACCAGCAGCTCAAGACACTGCTGGCTGGCGGCAACAGCGGCATTTCACTGTCCTACCCAGACTATAGAATCAAGTGGCCACTATGAAGCGCAAGAAGGACAACAGCAGGAACATGGCAAGGGCCGCGCAGGCATTGAAGGCGGATTCACTGAAGAAGCTGATGGGCTTCATGGCGGTCCGCCAGCTAACGGCAAGATACGACAGCCTCCAGCGCAACGACCCCACCAGGCCACGGCTGGAGATACGCACGGACCTGACCGAAACGGAGCAGTGGTTTAGGGCGGAAAAGCGCATCAGGGCCTATGCCCAGTGCGACGAACTCAACGACAACACTGCCGTCGGCAGCTCCATCGACACTGCCTGCCGCCTCACCATAGGCGACAAGCTGGAGCCAGTCTTCACAGGCGAAGACGGCGAGTTTTGGCAGAACAACTGGAAGGACTGGGCGAAGTGCTGCGGCCACGACGAGGACGAGGACTGGCATACAATGCTGGGCATAGCATTGAGGGCGGTGCTGAAGCATGGCGACTGCATCTGCGTCCTGGACCAGGAACTCACGGGAGGCAAGCTGCGGATATGGGATGCGGACCAGTGCTGCAACATCGCCGACTTCCAGGGCTGGCTTCAAGAGCGTGACGCGCCATCGGACTGGCGGCAGGTCGAAGGCGTGGTCACAGACGCGGCCGGCAGGGTGCAAGGCTACTTCGTGACCACACAGCGCAACCACGCGGCAGTGGGCAACGATGAAGCCATCTACCTGCCCAGGGGGCTTGCCATCAGATTGAGCCTAAAGCGCAAGATAACTGAATACCGTGGAGAGCCGATGGCGGTATTGCGCCAGGAACAAGTCAGCCAGGACAGCAAGGAACTGCTCAAGTCCGAGATAGCCAGCGGCAGGCTGGCCAGTGAAATGTCCCTCGTTTACAAGGCCCCCCAGGGCTTCGACGCATCAGGGCTGGGCGGCATCCTCGAAGGCTACCCAGAGGAAGAGAAAGAGGGCATCCTGAAGGAGGCCGAGATAACCGACGACGACCTGGCGGCGCTCACGGCGGCTGCGAAGGACACCAAGACCTTTGAGGCATTCGGCGACAGGGCGGCTGTGGCGTCCATCCCAGCGGGTGCCGAGATACAGAACCTCACTCCCCAGCGTCCGTCCCAGCAGGTCATGTCATGGCAGGGGATGCTGGACACCAGCGTGGGCAAGAGCCTGGGCATGATGTCATGCCTGTCGATGGGACGCGCCGACAACAGCTACAGCAGCGGCGAGATAGAACTGGAAATATCCTGGACGGCCTTCAGGGAATATGCAAAGATGCTGGCAAGGCTGGTGGACTACTGCGTAAAGCGCGTCTGCCCTAATCAACCCTATGAGATAACATTTACCGAGCCTATAGCCATTGACAGCGAGAAGCTGGAGAAGGTGGAGACCATGAGGCTACAGGCGGGGCGTTCCACACTGCGCGACCAGCTGGGACCCAACTACAAGAAGAAGCTGGAGCAGCTGGCCTATGAGAAGAAGCTGCTGGAGGAACTGGACCTTACCACGCTGGCACCGTTCTGGCAATCGATTTCAGGGGCGCCCATACAGGAGCAGACGCCAGATGCAACGGCCCCAGTGAAGGAGGACAAGGAATATGCGGACACTACGAATTAGCGGCGTCCTGGTGGACATCGCCAGTGCCGACGACCCCGACGTGAAGGCGGGGCTGGTGACCAGCTGCATGGACATGGCGCAGGCCATCAGGGAATGCACCGAGGATTTGCACGTCGTCATCAACAGCTATGGAGGCTCCACCAGCGGGGCCACGGAGATAGGCGTGGCATTGTCGGAGTTTGCCCGAAGGGACAGCAGGCTCACCGTGGAGGTGGGTGCCATCTGCGGCAGCGCGGCGGCCAACCTGCTTGCCACGCTCCCAGCGCAGGCGGCGAGGATATGCCACCCCGACAGCATGATTATGTACCATTCGTGCGCTGGCATGGTGGAGGGCACCCCCGACGCACTGCGCGACAACGCAGACAGGATGGACAAATACAACGAAGTCATCAAGACGAAGCTCAAGGAGCGCACCACCCTGGACCCGACCACGATAGACACCTGGTTTGAGGCAGGGCGCGAGGGATGGCTTACAGGCCTGGAGGCGGTCCGCTGCGGACTGGCCGACGGGTACACGGACACGGATTTCAGTCCAGCACCGATACTGCCGTCACAGGACGGCCCGAAGGGCTGGGAATATGCGGCCATCGCCGCAATATCAACGCACTATAAGGAGATAGTGGCTATGGACACAGACAAGGTGATTAAGGAAGACGAAGACATCGAATTGGTGAAGCTGGTGGACGAGCCAGTGGCGGAAGACCTGGAGCAGGCACCAGTGGCCGAGGGCGCGGAAGTTGAACCCGAACAGGCACCAGTGGCCGAAGGCGAAGAGGAACTCATTGCACTGAAGGCCGAGAATGAGGAATTGAAGAAGGAGCTGGAGGCATTGAAGGCGACATGCGAGAAGCTCACAGCGGGGCTGAAGGCACCTACCGCGAAGGCGCAGCCGCGCAAGACATTCGCCCAGATGGTCCGCGACATCCCAGCCGACCTGCCGTCCCGCGAGTACGCCCAGAGGTTTACCGCGCTCAAGAAGGAGCACAAGGCAGAGTACGACGCCTACATGAAGGCCCACCAGACCAACGCAAGATAACCAACCAACACATAAGGAGATTTGAATATGGCAGCATTTGAACTCATCCGCAGGGCAGACCTAGAGGCAATCCCAGTCAGCTTTCCCGACCCCTTCCTGGTGGACAGGCTTGCACCCTATTTCGAGCGCAGGCAGGAAGGCGGAACACTCTACTACCAGACACTGAAGGAGGCCCCAGTGGCCCAGTACAACCGCGACACCGCCGCGCTGGCCGACATCACCGCCAACGCCATCGCCGCCGCAACCACCTCATTCGCCTGCAAGGAAGTCAGGGCGCGTATATCCATGAGCTACGACCAGGTCCGTGGCTACTACAGCCAGGAAGATGCAGACATCGCCATGGCCAAGCTGGCAAAGAGGGCGTTTTACTTGAAGCTGGAAGGCCTTTGCGCCAACGCCATCCTTGACCCAGGCGAAGGCACCCCAGCCGACGCGACCGCAGACCCAGTGGGCGTCATCGACGCCGCACAGGCCGAACTCCGCGACAAGGCCTATGGCACTGGCAAGATTGCACTGACTTTGAGCCACTACAACTTTGCCGCACTCAAGAAGAACGCGCAGGTGATTGAGCGCATGAAGGCAACGGGCGTCTTCACCGACGGCCTTGCACCCCGCTACATCACTGCCGAGCAGCTTGCGGCAATATTCGGCGTGGACGAGGTCCTGGTCGGCGCGGACATCACATGGCGTCATGGCATCGTGGACACCGACGCAAAGGGCTATGCGGCATTGAGCGTATTGCCCGACCCAGAGGTGGACTGCTCCGCAGAGCCTCAATGGGCGCGGACAATCATCTTCGACTGGGGCGGCGATGCAGACCACTATGAACTGCTGGGCTTCGAGAACCCCATCAACCACAGCCAGAACCTCGACGCCGTGGGCATCGTGGACTTCAAGGAGCTTAACGCCGACATGAAGTCCGTTGTCAAGTTGTTTGACGTGGATGCTTCCACCAGCGGAGAGTAAATGGACTGGACACGGACCATAGCGCAGGTCAGCTCCCTGCTGGACAGCCAGCAGGGGCTTAAATCGCATTTCACCTGGCAGGGGAAACCCTGCTGGGGAGTGCGGACCACCCTGAAGCGCGACTATGTGGCCATGGACGCGGGGCTGGCGGGGAGCTACTCATATTCCCTGCTGGTCCCAGCGGACCTGCTGGAAGGCATGTTGCCGCAGCCGCGAGTGGACAAGCTCACTGTGGACGGCATCCCCATGAGGGTGCTGTCGCTGGAGCATGACAGCGTCCACGCAACGGTCAGGCTGCATCTGGGGGATGTGCTGGAATGAGCGACTTTACAATGGACATAGACGCCAGCAGCATGATGGCCGCACTGGCCAGGCTGAAGAACATACCCATCGCAAAGGTGGTCCGCAACGCAGGCCGCGACTTTGCAAGGGCGGCCTACAAGTCCACGCCAGTTGCCAGGGTAAGCAAGTCCGAATACTACAAATACAAGGACGCCAGGACTGGAGAGTGGAAGTACCTGCATCAGAGCCAGCTGCAAGGACGTGGCCGCAAGTCCACGAAGGGGCTGAAGAAGGTCCGCATATACAAGGGCTGGAGCAAGGCATCATGGCTGGGCGTGTTCAAGGCACTGGGGATGCCGATGTCGCCAAGCACCAGGCTCCCAGGCGCGGTGCAGGGCATGTCCCACGCGGCAAGCATGGCCACGGACTACTATGCAGAAATGACCATTGACGACGCCATCCACTTCGACCGTTTTGGCCGCAACATGTCATCCGCCACGGTGGACGCAGTGGCCAGGGCTGGCTACGAGGCAGCCGCAAGGAACATCACCAAGGAGCTAGACAAGATGTTGAAAAAGAACTGGGAGGGGGGAGCATGAAGGCACCAGCAGTACAGATACGCGATGCCATCACGGACCATCTGCGGACCAGGGCGCAGGAGTTTACCCTGCAAGTGGCACCAGAGCAGATACGCGGCATCCTCGACCTGTCAGGCTCACCAAGGGGCGTCTATGGCATCGTCGTAAGCGCGGAGGATTTGGGAGACCACGCAGGCAACACTGGCAGGGTGCTGGTGGACATCAGGCCTTCCATCACCGTCTTTTCCCACCTGGAGGAAGACATGGACGGCTCCACCTGCGACACGCTGGCCACGGACGCGCTGGACATCATGCAGTCCATCGCTTACCAGCTGGAGGGCTGGCAGGTGGCGTGGAACGGCAACTGGACCATGAGCGGCACCACCATGAACGACAGTTACAGACAGGTGACACTGGCTGCGACTATACCGATAATGAGAACCTAACCTAAACCTATAAGGAGATAATAATATGGCAACATATACATGGGGCGTGGCATCCAGCGGCGGTACCGACTGGTTGATGCAGAGTTGCACCGAGGCAAGCGAGGCGCAACAGGGATTGGCACTTGATTCGGATGGTGAACCCGTAGCGGTCCATTACTACCAAAAGCAGGACACCTTCCAATTCGAGGCTATAGTCCCGA